ATACTAGGAGTATTACAAAAATTATTAAATACTCTGACAGATAATAGAATTCAATTAATGTCAGATTCATCATCGCCGGGACAATATCCGGTATATGGAACATATTTACACTCAGGTAACTATAAAACACAAACATTTACAGAATTATACTTTCCAAAAAATGCTGAGTATCGTAGAAAGACACACGCAAAACAAGGTAAAACCGGTATAGTTGAAATAGATAAAACAAAACATGTTTCATGTCAATTGGGTTGTCCAGCCTGTTCAGATTTTACGTATGAATATTTAGGTGGAGAAACAGCTGAAGGTTTAGATCGTTATTCGCAGGAGGGTATGCCGAGAATGGTTATACATAATACACATCTATACTGCGAAATTGTAAAAGATATAAATCAATTAACGGATAGCCATGTAGAATTATTAGAAACAGCAATACCAAAGGAATTGTATGCAGTTGTAATATCATTATATGAAATGTTTAATGATCCTGATCAGGCAATGCATGTATATTCAAAGTATAAAAAGACATATAAGAAGTTCGGTGGGGATAGTATATCCACAACAGATGCCAAACAATTTAATAAATTTTTTACATATTAAAATAAGAAAAAATGGAAAAATCAAAATTTCAATCATTTATCAATCGCTACTATTTAGGTGGTAATTGCGAAGCAGTAAAGTTAGTATCTAATGACGATAACATCATGTGTGAATTAATAGACAATGATCAGACAGTTGTTGGTAATATAAAATGGCAAAACACGCCATTCGCCCAAGGTGATTTAGGAATTAATCATACTGGCGGTTTAATTAAAATGTTATCTGCTGTCGGCGAAGATATTAATATTACAGTTAAAGATAATAATGGTAAAAATTACGCAATGGAAATTCAGGAAGGTAAGACTAAAATGACTTTCATGTTAGCTGATACTACAATTATTCCAGCAGTGCCAACCATTAACGCAGAGCCAGATTATAATGTTACAATTAACATTGACGATGAGTTTATTAATAAATTTATTAAAGCAAAGAATGCACTACCAGATGCTAAGAACTTTGCAGTGCAGATTAAAAATGGAAATATTATCTTTATAATTAATTATACTACAATTAATGCAGATAATATCTATTTCGAAGTCGGTACGACAGATAGCAATGATATGCAACCAATATGTTTTTCAGCTGATAAATTAAAAGAAATTTTAACGGCTAATAGAGGCGACGCTGGTCGTATACTAATCTCACCAGATGGCTTATCTAGAGTAGAATTTGCAGGTCAGGATTTTGAATCTAAGTATTGGTTAGTTCAGCTACAAAATTAAAGGGTATAATGAAAGTAAAAGTGATTAACAAGTCAAATAATGACTTACCAGTATACGAAACAAAACTCAGTGCGGGCTGCGATGTTCGATCAACCCATAGCGAACTTATATATCCGGGTAGAACATCGTTAATTGGCACTGGTTTATTTGTAGAAATTCCAGACGGGTATGAAATACAAGTCCGGCCACGAAGTGGTTTAGCAAAAAAAGGAATTACTGTTCTAAATTCACCAGGAACAATTGATGCGGATTATAGAGGAGAAATTGGTGTACTTCTAATCAACCATGGCCACACACCTTTTACAATTGGATCTGGTGAAAGGATTGGACAATTAGTTTTAAATAAAGTAGAACAAATTCAGTGGGATGAGTCTAACGAAATATCTAATACAGAACGAGGTACTGGTGGTTTTGGGAGCACTGGAGAAAAATAATAATTTATGTTTACAAATATTGAAAATATTGAAAATAGTTTATGGACAGAAGCGTTCCGTCCAGATAATATAGATGGTTATATTGGTAATGAGCATGTAATTAATAAAGTAAAAATTTTTATTAAAAATGGCGATGTTCCGCATTTACTATTCTATGGTCCAGCTGGTACTGGTAAGACAACATTAGCTAAAATTATTGCAAACTCTGTCGATGCTGATTTAATGTACATTAACGCATCAGACGAAAACTCAGTAGATGCTGTACGCGATAAGATAAAGAGATATGCATCAACAGTTGGATTCAAAAGATGGAAGATTATTATTCTAGACGAAGCTGATTATTTAACACCCAATGCACAAGCAGCATTACGTAATTTAATGGAAACGTATAGTAAAACTACGAGATTTATTTTAACATGTAATTACGTAGAAAAGATAATCGATCCGATACAGAGTAGGTGTCAGACATTTGGTATTACGCCGCCAAATAAATCATTAGTTGCCGAACGGCTAGTATCTGTTTTAACGGATAAGGGGATTGAATATGATATTAATGACGTTGCTGCAATTATAAATGCATCATATCCGGATATACGTAGAGCAATTAACTCAGCACAAAGCCACGTTGTTGAAAATAAATTGGTTTTAGATAAAACTAGTGTCGTACAAGCAAATTATATGACTGAGATTTTAAATATATTAAAGTCACAATCGGCAGATAAAAAAACTGCATTTACAAAAATTCGTAAAATTATAGCGGATAGTAAGGTTAGAGATTTTACGCCACTATATACATTTTTATATGACAATTTAGACGAGTTTGCTATAGGCCATATTGGACCAGTTATATTAATCATTGCTGAAAGTCAATTTAGGGATGTGTCTGTAGTCGACAAGGAGATTAATGTAATGTCAATGTTTGTTAACTTAATTAAGGAATTATAAATAATGAATCAATCAAATATAAAACAATCTGATCTTAAACCAATTACTTGCGAAAAATGTGGATGTTATTACTTCCGGCAAGTTATGGCTATTAATAAAGTTTCAAAATTTATCACAGGCGGTGATAAAGACACAATGGTACCAGTACCAGTTTTTAGATGTGATGACTGTGGGTTTATCCCAGATGAATTTAGACCAGTTACAAAATAAAAGAATAAAAAATTATGAGTAAATTTAAAGTTGGCGATAAAGCTATAAAAACCAAAGGATATGAATTTCCATGTACTATCATATCAGTATTTGAAACACTTAAAGGAGACATTCGTGTCGTTGGAGAAATGGATAATTATGGGCTGTTACATATATTTAACGAATCACAATTAACTAAAGTAGAAAAATAATAACTATAAATGGCTATCTATCGAGATATATGTACGATTGTATTCAAGACCAGCAATAGGAAAAACGCACGTACTAAAATCAAAGTTTTTAAAAATAAAACGCCGGATGATATTCTTAAAGTAGATAAACTAACTGGAATTCCTATTAATGCTATTATTTTAGAAATTGGTTTTGGACAGCGGTTAAATGAAATATACAAACATAAATACAAGCTATAAGTTATGAGTGATACAAAAAAAGGTGCTACAATATTTGATTTTATTAATGGATTAACTCACAAGAAAAAGAAATGGTCTGAGTGGTCAGAAGTAGACCAGAAAAAGTTTTCGCCATATATGATTAATCGTTGGTTGTCTATGCGAATCGAGTTAGTAGATTTTATTAACGAATTGCAACAATATACAATTGGTCAATTAAGACCATCTGAAACATATCGTTTATATCATGATTTTTTACCAGAGTCAAAAGCTTTTGCAAAATATATAAAAGGCAAATCAGATAACAAGTATGACAAACAATTAATATCACAAATTGCAGAGCATTATCAAATCAGTAAAACTGAGTCTACTGAATATATTGAGTTATTAGATTGGGATAGTTGCAATTTTTTGTTATCTAAATATGGATATAGCGAAAAGCAACGAAAAACAATGTTAAAAGGAGTAAAGAAAAAATGAGTGAAAATCAAGAAACTGCAATTGAATATTGTGAAAGGTTATATCCAGAAACTACAAATGAATTTAAAGTGATTTTGGATGAGATGTACGATACGTTCTGTAAGAAGCAACGTAACTATGGGCCGGGTAATATTTCGGTAGGAACATCATTGGATACTGAAGATGATATTAAATTGGCATTAACCGGTCTTTGGTTCAGAAAAAATGATAAGATTCAAAGATTGAAGCAATTAGTTGTACTAGGTCAACCAGATGAAGTGGGAGAAAACATACAAGATACATATGAAGATTTAAGTGTATATGGAATTATTTCGCAAATAGTACAACGAAAGAAGTGGGCTAAATAATTTGGAATACAATAAATATTTTCATATAATTTATAAAAAAAATTATGGCAAATCATGTATCTACATTTATAACAGTTGATGCTACTACTGATATAATACAACATCTTAAAGAAAAAATTTTAACAAATTGTGTGCATGATGGATTTGGTTTGGATACTAATTCATCATTACGTTTATTTTCAATGTTATATCCAGACTGGCCTACCAAGAACGGAGAACCAGATTGGCCAGATCGTTCATATATGTTGGAGAATGTAGGAGCAAAATGGTGTTTTTTAGAAGATTGCTACGTTAATAATGATGATACAATCATGGAACTTTCTTTTACTTCAGCATGGGATGCTCCAGAAAACTTGTTTTATGAGTTTGCAGAATATGTACGAAATTTAATTAAATCACCAACATCTGAATTTGAAATGGAACTTGCCGCAGAAGATGAAGCACTTTTACATTTATCTGGTGGATTTGCAAACCGATTTGGTACGGAATTTATATGTGATTATGATTGTAATTTTAACAGACCCGATGAGGGAGATTATGAAGAAACTGAACATCATGATCTTGCGTTAGACGAATTCTGGGATGCTGTAATAAATTATAAAAACGAACTTATCAACGAGTGTAAACAAGAACTAATAACATATCCATAGTATGAAATCAGGATACATTAATCCAATATATAAATTATCATTAAGCGATCCCAAAACGGTACCAGCGAAAATTTCATATTCGCAGTTCTCCATGCATGAAAAGTGCCCTAAACAGTGGGAGCTATCATATATAAAGAAATTAGCACCATATACTCAAAATATCAATACTGTTTTTGGAACGGCATTCCATGAGACTTTACAAGAATATTTAACTGTTTTATATACACAATCTGTTAAAGCAGCAAATGATTTAGATTTAGATAAAATGTTACTTGATAATATGCAGTCTGAATACATATCTGCTGTTGAATCTAATGGCGGCGAACACTTTTCAACACCCGGTGAATTAAAGGAATTTACATTAGATGGTATTGCTATATTAGATTGGTTTATTAAACGCAGATCTAAATACTTTTCTGCAAAGGATTGGGAATTAGTTGGGATCGAAGTTGAATTGTGTACTCCGGCATCTGATAAAAATCCTTCAGTGTATTGGTATGGTTTTTTAGATATAGTAATACGTAATACTAAAACTAATCGGGTCGTAATTATTGATATTAAAACTAGCCGTATGGGATGGAATAAATATCAAAAGGCAGATAAACTAAAAGCAGCCCAGTTAGTTTTATATAAACAATATTATTCTAAGCAATTTGGATTTCCATTAGAAAATATTGATATTGAATTTATGGTAGTTAAGAGAAAAATTCAAGCAGAATCAATGTTCCCGCAATATCGGATACAACAAATAAAACCAGCATCTGGTAAAGTTACTGTTAATCGAGCACAGAAACAAGTTGAAAAATTTATAGAGTCATGTTTTGATACTAGTGGAAATCGTATAGAAACAAGAAACTATCTTGCGATTGCTGGCAAGGGCGCAAAGCATTGTAAATATTGCCCATTTAAAACTGATTATGAAAATTGCCCAAAAGAGGGTAGAATTAGAGAAGAATGATGAATATTGCAGTTATAGGAAATACTGGTTGGCAAAATAAGCGAAAAGTTAAAGATGTTATTTTTCAACTTAAACACAAATATAGTGACTGTACTTTATTAGGAGCAGGCGGCAAAGAAGGTGCGGGATTGATGGTTCGGAAATTTGCATTAGAAATGGGATTAGATTATAAAGAATACAACCCATCATTTTCGGGATATAATTTATATTCTGCAATGCCTGAATCGTATTATGGTAAGAAATATCATTTTAGTCAATTACACCATCGAATAACATTACTAGTAAAAAATAGCCAGTACATAATAATACTTGCTAATGGTGAATTAGATATTGTAATGCAAACGGCATATAAATATGCAAAAAAATTAAATATTCCGGTTGTTATTTTAAATTAGAATATTTATAATAAAGTTATAAAAAAAGAAAGAGTTGTATGGAATTACCAAATCTTACACGAGCTACAAACAGAAAAAAACGTAAAATTTTATTGTTATCTGATGACTTACGATTGCCATCTGGTATTGGAACAATATCTAAAGAAATTGTATTTAACACAGTTGACGAATTTGATTGGGTACAGTTAGGAGCTGCACTAGATCACCCAGAACATGGTAAAGGATTAGATATATCTGCGGAAATTAAACGAGAAACTGGTATCGAAGATGCCTCCGTTAAAATTATACCATGGACCGGCTATGGAGATCGTAATATTTTAATGGCATTAATTAATGCTGAAAAGCCTGATGCAATTATGCATTTTACCGATCCTCGTTATTGGACTTGGTTGTATGCATTAGAACACGAATTAAAAAATACATTTCAAATTCCAATTATTTATTATTCGATATGGGATGATTTACCATATCCGATGTGGAATGCCCCATTTTATGGTAGTTGTGATTTGATTATGGGTATTAGCAAACAGTCTCATAACATTCATAATGAAGTATTGCGACAAAATGATTTTTCTGTTACAGACTTAGATGAAACGAGTGTAAAAGAATCTGTTGATGCAAATACAATTTTAACTAGCTTTGTACCACATGGATTAAATCATAATAAATTCAAAAAAATTGCAGATACTGATGCATTATATCAAAAAATGTTTAATGACATTAAAACGGGGTATAATGTAGATTTTGTCGTAATGTGGAATAATCGAAACATCAGACGAAAACAACCAGGAGACTTAATATTAGCATTCAGAGAATTCAGATCTAAATTACCAGTTGAACAACAAGACCGGGTAGCATTACTAATGCACACTGCTATCGTTGATGCAAATGGCACCGATTTACGTGCTGTATGGAAAGCCGTTGCTCCCGAATGTAAAATTATATTTTCAGATAAAAAACTTGGCTTAGATGAACTTAATGCTATGTATAACGTAGCAGATGTGGTAGTTAATATAGCTTCCAACGAAGGATGGGGACTAAGTGGCACAGAGGCAATGTTATCCGAAACACCGATAATTAACAATGTAACCGGAGGATTGCAAGATCAATGTGGATTTCTAGATGAAAATGGAAATTGGATTCGATTCAGCGGCGAATTTACAACTAATCATGCTGGAAAATATAAAAATCATGGTAAGTGGGTTAAACCAGTATTTCCATCAAATCGTTCATTGCAAGGGTCTCCACAAACGCCATATATATTTGATGACCGGGTAGATTATAAAGATGTAGCAGATGCTATTCTTTATTGGTATAATATGGATGAAAGTGAAAGAACTCAATGTGGAGAGTCCGGCCGCAAATTTTGCCTAGAAAATGGATTAACGGCTGAAATGATGGGAGCAGCAATGAAACAATGTATCAATACGTTATTTGAAATTAAGCCGAATAATGCAATTAGATATACTTTAAAACCAGTTACGCAAAATCAATACGAAAATATAGGAATTATATAATGAGAAATGTAGTTATAACATCACCGGTGGCAACGCAGTCTGGATACGGGCATCATGCCAGAGAGTTTATTACAAATGCAATGGAATTAATGTCTAGAGATAGAGTAGGAGATGATGCATGGGATATAAAACTAGTATCCATGCCATGGGGGTCAACGCCAATGAATTATCCAATACCATTACATTGGCAAGAACGAATCATCGGCCTACCATTACAAGCGAAACCAGAAATATGGGTACAGATAACAGTTCCAACTGAATTTCAGCCTGTTGGAGATTATAATATTGGAGTCACTGCTGGTACTGAGGGAGATATATGCCCTGCGGAGTGGATAGATATGATAAATAAGATGGATGTTGTTGTCGTACCATCAAAATTTACAAAAGAAGTCTTTGAGCGAACTGCAAAAGATAATAACAAATCTATTACATGCATGCTGCGCGTTGTAAATGAATATTTCCGGCCGGAAGTATACAAGAAAACAAAAGTAGATGATCTAGTAGACATACAAGGAATAGATGAAATACCCGAGTCAAAATGTTTCTTATCTGTTGGTCATTGGCTATCTGGTCAAATGCATGAAGATCGAAAAAATATTTCTGGGATGTTGTATACATTCTTTAATACATTTAAAGGTAAATCTAACGCACCTGCACTCATATTAAAAACATCCGGTGCTACATACTCAGTTATGGATCGATTTGAAATTACCAACAAGATAAATCAAATACGAGAATTATTTGGAAATAAAACTCTACCACACGTATATTTACTGCATGGTGATTTATCTGATGTAGAAATGAATTCATTGTATAACCATCCCAAAGTAGTGGCAATGGTTTCGTTTACTAAAGGAGAAGGATTTGGTCGACCGCTACTAGAATTTTCAACAACTGGTAAGCCTATTATTGCTCCATACTACTCCGGCCAAACAGACTTTTTACACCCAGAACATATTTGTAAAATACCCGGAGGATTAACTCCAATACACCCATCGGCTCAGAATAAATTTTTAATTGATGGTGCAAAATGGTTTACGCCTGATTATGTTCAAGCTGCAAAGTTAATGAAACGGGTTTTAAAACATTATAAGACACATTTAAATTTATCAATGAAACAGCGCACTCATGTGCAGAGAAATTTTACAAAAAAACACATACAAGAAACCCAATATAAACCACTATTTGATGATATTGTAAGTCAATTAGAGACTACGCCTAAACAAGTAGAATTAAAACTTCCAAAATTAGAATTACCTAAACTACAAAAAGTGTAATAAATTAGGATAAAAATATTTTATTCATTATAATATAAGAAACCATTATGAGAAGTCGATGTCCATTAGATATCCATTATTGGATCATGAATATTATAGATTCATGCGAAACTCCAGAACAGGCCGATGTTGCAGAAAATTGTGTTTTTAATTTTCTCAAAAATTATAATGGCGCGAAACAATATATGGCAGAACTTCTTAGAATATTAGAACATAAACAAGATGAATTGTTATTTTTGGATGGCGATATAAATATGTTTGTTTAAATTAAAAATATATACTACAAGTAAAAAATGAAAATCTCTTACGCTATAACAGTTTGTAACGAAATCAATGAATTTAAAACACTCTTTGAATTCTTAATCACAAATAAAAACGAACAAGATGAGGTCGTTATACTCGTTGATGAGACAAACTCTTCGGCTGAAGTTCGAGATTATGTAGAAACAGTAGCAGCAGAGTGTGAAGATCAAAATGTAATTAGATCTTATCATGCACTCAATAACGACTTTGCCCAATTCAAAAACAACCTAAACTCCAAGTGCTCCGGCGACTACATCTTTCAAATAGATGCAGATGAGATTCCAAACCAGCATTTAATTACCAATCTTCCATTTATATTAGAAAATAATCCAGATGTAGATTTATTCATTGTGCCCCGAGTTAATACCGTTGACGGTTTGACAGAAGATCATATCCGAAGATGGGGTTGGCGCGTAGATGAGCGAGGTTGGGTAAATTGGCCGGACTATCAGAGGAGGATCTACAGAAATTCTCCTGATATACAATGGAAAGGATCGGTTCATGAAGTAATTGAAGGACATGGTAAGTATACATTTTTCCCAGCAGATGAAGATTTATCATTATACCACCCTAAAGATATAGATAGACAAGAAAAACAAAATAATTTCTATGAGCAATTATAAGAAGAAAGTGTTAATTACCGGCGGGCTTGGCTTTGTTGGGTATAACTTAGTAAAACGATTACAAGAGACGACAGACTATGAAATAACAGTAATTGATAATTTGGCATCCGCATCTAGTAGCACAAAAAACATGGTTACAGATGTTAATTATTTCATTGATGATATTAATAATATCAATTCAGATAAATATAATAAATTGAAATTTGATTTGATATTTCATTTAGCGGCATTGGCTAGAATACAACCATCTTTTAAAGACCCAAAATCATACTTCCAATCAAATGTAATGGGAACGGTTAATATTTGCGAATTTGCCAGAAAAATAGGGGCAAAGATTGTATATGCCGCTTCCAGTTCAGCATACGGAGGCCCAAAGTTAAATCCATATTCATTCACTAAATATACGGGTGAAGAAATACTAAAAATGTATTCGGATATATATGATGTATCTACTGTATCAACTCGGTTTTTTAATGTATACGGAGATCGGCAGCCAACTACTGGCGAATATGCAACCATAATTGGGATTTTTGAGAGACAATTTAAAAATAATGAAAAATTAACAATTACCGGCGATGGGGAACAACGTAGAGATTTTACTCACGTGAATGATATATGCGATGGATTAATTTGTTTAAGTAACGATACACATACTGGAGAAGTTTATAATCTAGGCACCGGTGTAAATTATTCAATTAACGAAATTGCCGCAATGTTTTCTGATAATATTAAATATATTCCAGCTAGACCAGGAGAGGCTAGAACAACATTAGCTGACATATCGGCTACACAAAAATTTGGCTATCAACCTAAACAAAATATTACTAACTACATATACTCTTTTAAGGGAATATCAAATGAAGCGTGATAGTATTATTATATATGTATCTTCAAGAAATAACTATGATATGTTAGAAAATGAGGTATTGAAAAACATCAATACTGAAGGTTTTGAATTTATCAATGTTGATGACAATTCTTCTGTTAATGAATTGAATAAAGGTAAAGCTATTTGCAAACAACATGATGTTGTTTTTCTGAAGAACAAAGATAGGGGCGTACAAATGGCTACGCAAACACTTATAGACTATGTTAATGAAAATCGTCCCAATTGTAAATGGATAGTTTGTTTTCAACATGATATATACCCTATATCAAAAAACTTTTTTTCGAAGTTAAACAAATATATACAAAGCGATAAACTCGATGACTTTGGTATAGTTGGATTCAATGTTTTAGATCATGGTAACTACACATTAAATAGTTTACAAGAATTCGATCGAGGAGAGTCCCCGCTAGGAATGATAGGAATGTGTCATTTGTCAATTCGAGATAATTCTAAACGTTGGTTATGTACAAAACGGCAAACAGAATTACTGAAACAAGAAGTATGGAGATCTCCATTTATTGTAGAGTTTCCGATGTGGGCAGCTGTTGGAATAAATGTTTCAAATTGGAATAAACATATAATTGCAACAAATCAATATCATTTTCACTTATGGCTACCTGATATTGCTATGCAATTCAATCATAAAAATAAACCATGTTTAATTTTACCAAATTTGTATTGTTTAAACAATCAATCATTAAAAGAAAAATACAACATAAATAAAAATTCGGCACAGGGAGCAATGCAAGGAAATGATTATCACTTTGGTGAATATTCTAACTTTGAAGCATGGAAAGACAGATGGGGTTGGCATTATGAAAATGTTCATGAATATTCTGATGTAATAGAGCAACATTATGCAAATACTCTTATTTTAGAATTTTTTAATCATAATATAAATAACGGGCCATTAAGGAGTTTTGGTATATGAAAACATTTGCTCATATAGTAGGTACAAGACCTAATTTTATTAAAGCGATGCCTGTCTATTCCGAAATGACAAAAGCAGGTTGGCTGAATTATATTATTCACACAGGTCAGCATTATGACGAGTTGATGTCAGATGTATTCTTTAAGGATTTACATCTACCTAAGCCAGATTATTTTCTGGACTCGACGGCACTTCCTGATATGATCGAAAAGATTGGAGATGTATTATCGAATCACCTATACGACGGAGTTGTAATATATGGCGATGTTCACAGCAGCCTTGCCGGTTGTATCGCTGCTATGAATTTAGATATACCTGTTATTCACGTGGAATCGGGTCTTAGGAGTAGAGATAAATCAATGCCCGAAGAACGTAATAGAATTATCATTGACCATATGGCTAAGTATAGATTCTGTACAGAGAATATTGGAATTGAGAATTTGGTTTCTGAAGGTCTTACATGTGGGAATTATATGGTTGGTAACACTGCGATCGATAGTTTAAAGTTATTCAACCCAGTTCGTAACGAATTTGCTAAGTTTGTATTAGTCACCTTACATCGTCCATTTAATGTAGATGATCCTAAAAAGTTGTCAATGATACTTCGAAGATTAGATAATCTCAAAATACCGGTTGTATTTCCAGTTCATCCAAGAACAAAAGCAAACCTTGATATAATCAAATATTCGAACATAAAATTCATTAATCCGTTGGGCTACAAAGACTTCTTA